TACATTTTTAGGAAGTCAAAGGTCAAATAATTCAGGCCATGAACACTCAAATATTACAAACATTTACGGAAGTAATAATGATGTTTATACAAGACAAGAAAGTAACCAAAATAAAACATTAAATTTAACAATCAACAATTCTAATAATGATGTTGATATTATACAAAAAGGAAGTGCTACACACAGCGCTACAGTTACTATAAGTGGTAGTTACGGCACAGATTTATATTTAATGCAAGATGGTAGTACAGCACAATCATATTCTTTATCACAATCATGTGCTACTGTTGGTGGTTGTTCAGTTTCAGTAACACAAGGTAACTAAATAGGAATATGAAAAAGTTTTTTACTCATTGGACATTTGCTTTTGTTACCTTGTTTGCCTTGACTTGGATAGGTTTACAAGACCCACAAGTAAAAGAAATTCTTAGGTTAAAATCATTTGACCTTTTACTACAATCACAAGAAAAAGAAATCTCACAAGACATTGCTATTGTAACTATAGATGAAAAGTCTATAGAAAAGTATGGTCAATGGCCTTGGAAAAGAGATGTACTTGCTGATGTCATTTTAGAATTAAGAAAACAAGGTGCAGGTGTTATTGTAATACCTATTTTGTTTGCAGAGGATGATAGATTAGGTGGTGATGAATATTTTGGTCAAGTATTAAATGGTAACTTTGTTGTGGTTGCACAAACAGGTTCACATCAAACAACACAAAACGGATATCCTAGAGGTGTCGCAAAGATTGGTGACCCATTAAGTTGGTTATTTGAATGGCCAGGTATGGTCGGTCCTATTTTAGATGTAGGTTCAAATGCAGCTGGTGTAGGTACAACAAATGTATCTCCAGAGATTGACGGTGTTGTAAGAAGAATGCCTTTGCTTATGAAAATAGGTAATGATGTTTATCCAAATATTGCAATAGAAGTTATTAGAGTTGCAGTTGGCGACCCTAGTTATCAGGTCAAAGCTGACGCAGCTGGTATTATTGCAATGAGAGTACCAGGCTTTGCAACAATCAATACCGACCAACATGCAAGAATATGGTTGACATGGAATAAGTCATATCCAGAGGTATCAATTGCAGATTTAGGCACAAACGAATTAAGTTTAGAGGGTAAAACTATAATCATAGGTATGAAGGCTGAAGGATTAGGCGGTGTTATCGCTACTCCGACAGGCGGACAATACGATTATGTTGCAGTTGCTTCGACTGTACAGACAGTCATTGATGGTGTCAATATAGAGAGAATAGATTTATCCTGGTTGATTGAATTAGGGCTTGCCTTTCTCGTAGGTTCTAGTATAATAGTGCTTACAAGATTTACTCCGTATTATGTAGTAGGTGGAATAATGCTTGCCTTTTCAGGCATAGCAGTATATGGTAGTATTTACTTCTTCAATAAGTTGATGTTAGTAGATGTAACCTGGATACTAGTTACTATAATGTTTGTTGGTTTACATAGTATATTCAACAGATTCATATTAGAGTTTAGATTAAAACAACAGATAAGAAAACAATTCGAATCATACTTGGATCCTAGACAAGTGGCAATACTTCAAAAGGACCCTAGTAAATTAAAATTAGGTGGTGAAAGACGAGAAATGAGTTTCTTGTTTATGGATATTGTAGGCTTTACACCTATATCCGAATACTACAAAAACAATGATGACCCCGAAGGATTAGTAGGAGTTATAAACGATTATTTAAATAGAATGAGTAAGATAGTTTTAGACAATGGTGGTACAATTGATAAGTATATGGGCGATTGCATAATGGCATTTTGGAATGCACCCCTCGACTGTCCTAATCATGCGGAGATGGCTGTTAAGTCAAGTATAGAGTGTGCTAAAGAAACGGCTAAATTAAAACAAGAATTTAAAGACAAAGGATTACCAGAGATTAATATAGGTTCAGGTGTCAACACAGGAACTTGTATTGTCGGTAACATGGGTAGCGACATGAGGTTTGACTATTCAGTTATCGGTGACGCAGTAAATCTGGCCGCTAGGTTAGAAGCTGCAACACGAAATTACAAAGAGAGTGACGGTAATATCGTGGCTACATTATATTCATCTTATACTATGGAACAATTGAAGGACATAAAGTCCATAGAAGTAGATAAAATAAAAGTAAAAGGTAAAGATGAACTTATTACAATTTATAAACCAATCATTTAAGGAGGTAGCTGTAAGTATCTAACAAACATTTTTTCTAATAAACTGGAGGGACAATTGACAAAATTGCAACAACGAAAGTTATATAAAGTATTGAAAAAGAGAACATTACAAGACCATAGAACTAGATTATACCTTATATTCAGAGAGTGGATTGAAATTAGAAAACAAAAAGATAGGAGGAGAAGACGGACACAAAAGAAGCTATATAAAATTCAAAGAAGTCGTGAATTAGGTCTCCGTACAGCAGCTTAAAAACATAAATAATATTAGACGGTCAATTTAGAAAACAGGTGATTCCAATTATATCACCATCAAGTAAGTAAAATGAGACCGTATATTTCGTCCTTAACAGGATTGTATTAACGCTTAGAGAGAAAAATTCAATGGTAGAGAACGGCACGACAGACCTCAAGGTCGAACTAGCGAAAGTTAAAAAAGACATTGAGAATGTAAATTCATTAAATGGCCGTATTGATAACGCCATTGAAAAGTTAACAGATGTATCAACATCTATCAAACAAATGTTAGCTGTACATGAAGAAAAAATACAAAGACAAGAACAAATAGACGAAATTATCTTTGACAAATTAAAAGAAAGAGCTGGTGAGATAGATACAGTACATAGAGAATTATCAAAAGAAATCCAACACTTAGAAAAAAGATTGTTGGTAGAAATAAAAACAATCAAACTAGACTTCGGTGCCAGAGTAGGTATGTTAGAAAAATACAGATGGTTAATATTAGGTGGTGCGATTGTTATAGGGTGGATACTGTCCACCAACTTTAAAACTATTATTGAAATGATGTCCTAATCCACGCTTGCCTTCCAGGCGGATTAGTATATAATGAGTGTTGCTATGTCGAGTTATATTGATTTAAAATTTATTAATGACCTACAATCTAGGTTGAATCTGTTTAAGAAGAAAGGTGATTACCTTTTCAATTTCAGATGTCCTCATTGTGGTGATTCCCAAAAGAATAAAACCAAGGCCAGAGGTTTTTTCTATCGTGTTAAGAACGATATGTTTTTTAAATGCCACAATTGTGGTACAGGTCAATCACTAGCAAATTTTATAAAGTTTATAGACCCCAAACTTTATGACCAGTATTTGTTAGAACGCTACAAACGCTCGGCGCCTTCGACCCCTAAGCCGACATTTACGAACTTCAAACCAGTTTTTGAAGATAAACATATATTAGATAAGTACAAAAGAATAAATGAATTAGATAAAAAACATCCAGCTAGACAATATGTAGAAGACAGGAAGATACCTGAAAAACACTTTGATAAATTTTATCTTGTGGATAAGTTTTATGAATTAGTTAAAAAAGTAAAAAAAGATATTACAATTAAGAATGACCATCCTAGGTTGGTTATTCCTTTTTATGATACAACAGGTAAATTATTTGCGTTTCAAGGCCGTGCATTTGGCAATGAACAACCAAAATATGTTACCATTAAGTTAGACGAAAACAAAAGAAAAATTTACGGATTAGAAAGAGTTAATCTGACCCAGCATATTAATATCGTAGAGGGTCCGATTGACTCTTTATTTGTGGATAACTGTTTGGCAATGGGTGGCGCTGATTTGTTTTTCAGTAGAGTGCCTGCTGAACAAGTAACATATATATTTGACAATGAACCTAGAAATAAGGAAATTGTAAAAAGAATGTATGATGTTATTGAAAAAAATTACAACCTTGTCGTGTGGCCAGATGACATGCGACATAAAGACATTAACGACATGGTACTAGGGAAACTTGCCATTTCGGAAATAAATGATATTATAAGTACCAACACTTGTTCAAAGTTAGAGGCAATGACTCGATTAAATAACTGGAAAAAGATTTAGAAATAGGAGAAATAGATGACAAATGAAGCAATACTAGTACAAAAAAGAAATGGTCGAGGCAAAGAGCCACTTAACATTGATAAGATACATGAAATGGTTGAGTTTGCTTGTGAAGATATTGCAGGCGTTTCATCATCTCAGGTTGAGATGTCTAGTGGTCTTCAATTTTATGATGGTATTACCACAGATGAAATTCAACAGATACTAGTAAAGTCAGCTTCAGACTTAATCTCTTTAGACAATCCTAATTATCAATTTGTAGCCGCTAGACTTCTTTTATTTTCACTTCGAAAACAAGTTATAGGAAAATTATGGGACCACCCTAAACTTTATGACCATACAAAAAAAGGTGTAGAGTTAGGTGTCTATGATGAAAATATTTTAAAATGGTATTCTAAAGCAGAATTCGATAGAATGGAAGGCTGGTTAGACCACGGCCGAGATTATGATTTCACTTATGCAGGTCTACGACAAGTGATTGACAAATATCTTGTACAAGATAGAAGTAACGGAATGGTTTTTGAAACACCTCAAATGATGTATATGCTAATTGCAGCTACTATTTTCAAAAACTATAAAAACGGAAAGAGGATGACATATGTTAAAAAATATTATGACGCTATTTCAAAATTTAAAATCAACATTCCCACCCCGGTTATGGCTGGTGTTAGAACACCTATTCGGCAGTATGCTAGTTGCGTGTTGGTTGATGTTGATGATACTCTACCATCTATTTTCAGTAGTGATATGGCTATTGGTAACTATGTTGCACAAAGGGCTGGCATTGGTATTAATGCCGGACGAATTCGAGGAATCAATTCCAGAATTAGAGGCGGTGAAGTCCAGCACACAGGAGTTATACCTTTCCTCAAAAAGTTTGAGGCAACGGTCAAGTGTTGTACTCAAAATGGTGTTCGTGGAGGGAGTGCAACGGTTCACTTCCCTATTTGGCACAAAGAAATAGAAGACATTATTGTTTTAAAGAACAATAAAGGAACAGAGGATAACAGAGTTAGAAAATTAGATTATTCAATTCAGTTATCTAAATTATTTTATGAAAGGTTTATTAATAATGAAGACATCACCTTGTTCTCGCCACACGAAGTGCCAGAATTGTACGAAGCTTGGGGAACACCTGAATTTGACGAAGTATATAAAACAGCCGAAAGAAAAACAAGTGTTACAAAAACAAAAGTTAATGCACAAACACTTATTATGGACATGCTCAAAGAAAGAGCAGAAACAGGCCGTATCTACATAATGAATATTGACCATTGTAATACTCATTCTAGTTTTAAAGATAGAATTACAATGTCAAATCTATGCCAAGAAATTACACTACCAACAGACCCTATTCAACACATTGATGGTGAGGGAGAAATTGCGTTATGTATTTTAAGTGCCTTAAATGTAGGCAAGATTAATAATATAGAAGAATTAGAACCTTTATGTGAACTTGCAGTAAGAAGTTTAGATGAAATTATTGACCATCAACTTTATCCTGTTAAGGCTGCCGAAATCTCTACTAAAGCAAGAAGAAGTTTAGGTATTGGTTATATTGGCCTTGCACATTATATTGCTAAAAATAAATTAAAGTATTCTGATAAAGGAGCATGGAAGTTAGTTGATGAACTAACAGAAGCATTCCAATTTTATCTATTAAAACATTCTAATGTTCTTGCACAAGAAAAAGGTAAGAATGAAATGTTTGATAGAACCAAATATTCTGATGGTATCCTCCCGATTGATACTTACAAACCCGAAGTAGATGAGCTCGTTAAACGAAAACTCAGCTACGATTGGGAATGGTTAAGAACTCAAATCAAAAAACATGGGCTGCGACATAGCACACTTTCAGCTCAAATGCCATCAGAATCCTCTAGTGTTGTGTCCAATGCCACTAACGGCATTGAACCACCTAGAGATTATTTAAGTATTAAGAAGTCTAAAAAAGGAACTCTTAAACAAATTGTGCCAATGTATTCTACATTAAAGAACAATTATACTTTATTGTGGGATATGAAAGACAATCAAGGATATATAAATATCGTTGCAGTAATGCAAAAGTATTTTGACCAAGCAATATCGGGTAACTGGTCATACAATCCTGAAAATTACGAAGACAACCAAGTACCTGTATCTGTAATGGCTCAAGACTTATTGAACACATACAAATATGGTTGGAAGACTTCTTATTATCAGAATACATATGACTCGAAAAATGATATTGATGAACCAGCACATCCTGTTGGTTGGAAAGATAATGTAGAAGATAAACCAATGCAAGGTTATGCTACTGAAATTTTAAGTAATAAAGTGGAAGTAGAAGAAGATTGCGATAGCTGTACAATATAGAAAGGTAACATATGGCATATTTGTGTGTCAATACACCTCATGTTGATGTGTATGTTAAGAAAGAGTATCTATATGATGGTAACAAAGGTCACGGTGAATTAGTCGAAGGCGTTTGGGTAACAGCAAAATCAATTCAAGGTAGAGCACTTTACTTTGAAACTTACATACCAGAGTATGGTGCTCTGTATGATAAGTTACCAATAAGTGCATTTGTATGGAAGAAAGATATAAAGGAGGATGTTCCATTAACTGAACTCCAGTTATGGGATTGTTTTAGTTATGACATTGCAGTTATCGAAAAGCAGATGTTATCAGGCAACCAATGTAAGTATTTGTCGCCTAGTAAAAAATGGTATAAGGGTTGGTATATGTTTACAATTGATAATGCGAATAGTACGAATTTAGAAAGAAATGTGACTTATAGTGAAGTACCAAGCCAACATAAGTCATTTAATATATTGAAATTAGAAAATGGTTACTTTGCAGCTCAACCGAACAACAGAGTAATATTTTATGATAAGAGTTATACACCTAGTGAGTTGAAGTTTCCAGACTTCAATGTGTCCACAAAGGAGTATAGTGTAGAATGTGAACAAAAGTGGACAGCTGGTGATGACGACAAGTTTTTTTATGATTTAGAGGAGAGAAAAGAATAATGAAGAATGTATTTAACAGAGATAAGGGACTAGAAGTAGCGAAACAACCAATGTTTTTTGGTGAAGACCTACAAGTCCAACAATATGCGGACATGAAGTATCCGATATTTGATAAACTAAACCAACAACAATTAGGTTATTTCTGGAGACCTGAAGAAGTATCTTTACAAAAAGATAGAAACGATTATTTAAACCTAAACGACCAACAAAAGTTTATCTTTACCTCTAATTTAAAATATCAAACAATGTTAGATAGTGTACAAGGTAGAGGTCCATGTTTGGCATTTTTACCATTTGTATCTAATCCTGAATTAGAAGGATGTATTATTACATGGGATTTCATGGAAACAATACACAGTAGAAGTTATACATACATCATTAAGAATTTATATTCTAATCCAAATGAAGTGTTTGACACTATTATACATGATGAAAAGATTGAAGCTAGAAGTGCCTCGGTTACAAAAGCATATGATGAACTAATTGAAATGGGTTATAAATGGCACCTTAATAAAGATAAGGTTGACCTTTACGAACTTAAAAAGAAAATGTATCTTGCAATGGCAACTGTAAACATTTTAGAAGGCTTAAGATTTTATGTTTCATTCGCTTGTAGTTTTGCATTTGGCGAACTGAAAATGTTAGAAGGTTCTGCTAAGATTATTTCTTTTATTGCAAGAGATGAAAGTCAACACCTTGCAATGTCACAAACTATCATTAACAATTGGCATGATAGAAATGATGACAAGGATATGAAGAAGATACAAAAAGAATGTGAGAAAGACCTATATAAGATGTATGATGACGCATTAAATGAGGAGAAACGGTGGGCAACATATCTATTTTCCAAAGGAAGTATGATTGGGTTATCAGAAAAACTGTTACACCAATTTGTAGAATACATGGCAAATCGAAGAATGAAAGCGATAGGCCTAACACCACAATACGACCAAAAAACAAATCCACTTCCGTGGGTAGACCATTGGCTGAATTCAAAGGGTACACAAAACGCACCACAAGAAACAGAGATTGAGTCATATGTTATTGGTGGTATTAAACAAGATATGAAAAAAGGCCAATTCAAAGAATTTAAACTATAATGGTTGAGAAAAGACAGAAAAGCTGTTCGTCCTGCGAAACTAAATATACCGTAGCATGGGATATTGAGGAACAAGATTTGGAACCTCTAACTTGCCCATTTTGTGGATACGAGGTAGAGAATGAAGAAGACGAAGAATTATGGACAAACAACGGCGAAGACAGTAACGAAGACGATAATTGGAATTGATTATAGTTTAACAAGTCCTGCCATTTGTGTTAACATAGACGGTGACGCAGGTTTGATGTTTTATTATTTAACTTCTAAAAAGAAGTATATTGGAATGATGAGTGAGGAGATTGTTGGTTATGAACATAAAGAATGGAAAGACCCTATTGAAAGATTTAAATATATATCTGACTTTGCATTGGATATTATTGGTCCACTCATTAACCCTATGGTATATATTGAGGGTTACTCCTTTGGTTCAAAAGGTCAAGGCATTTTTCAAATTGCCGAAAACTGTGGAATCCTCAAGTACAGATTACAAGAAGAACAAATACCTTATGACACGGTTGTCCCAAGCGTGGTTAAAAAAGGCGCTACGGGAAAAGGAAATGCGGATAAAGAAATGATGTATAACGCATTTGTAGCTGAAACAAATATTGATGTGAAATCTATTTTAGATACTGACAAAGTTGGTAATCCTGTATCTGATATAGCAGACGCATATTTTATTCAAAAAGTTGGTTATGAAAATAGTATTAAAAGCACAAAAATATCCAGATAGTATCTACGGCGATATACAAGAGTTTGATTTAACAGAAATCAAATGTATGCCAAATGACAAATGGTTAAAAGAAAGAATGGACCAATTTGATTATTGGACTTCTTTTGAAAAACATGGTATGATTTATCCTATTACAGTATCGCCACATACCGAAGAATGGGTACAAGGTATTATTAAACATACTATAAATGGCGAATACAAAAAACCTCATCATATAAAAGCAAATGGCGAAGTTAGACCTGGTCTTTATGTACAGACAGGTAACAAAAGAGTTTTTTGGGCTAGAGAAAAAGGTTATACTCACATTGAGGGGTATTTGATTGTAAACAGAGAAGACAAAGCGAAGCTTAGAAGTCAACTACATATACCACATGATAAGGCACCTAGATGATTAATATACCCGATACTATAATGACAACTGATGGTTATACACCACATAAATTTATACATGATTTTGTAAAACATTGGGAAGATTTAAGAGAAGAATGGCCAGAGGCAAGTTTATTTAAAGAAGAAGGCCATATCAAACCTAGAAAACACGGACAAAGACCTCATTTAAGAATGTTCATGTGTTATGCACCTTGGGCTGATAGTCCATATTTCGACAAATACAAAATACAAAGATACCAATTATCCGAAACATGGGATTATTTTGTTGATAAACTTTTTAGTAGTAAAGAATATTCTGATTGGTTAAAAGATACATTAGAAATACCAGGAAATAATTTTAAATATAGATTTGATTGGCATTTAACAAAATGGGGGCAAGATGTATCTCCTCATGTTGATAGTGTTGGTAAATTAGGTAGTCATCTTATGTATTTTATGCCAGAGGGTTGGAATGATAAGTGTGGTGGACAAACTATATTTTATAAAGGTAAACTTGTTGACAATATGAATCCAGAAGCTAAAGACTTTGCACATAGTCAAGTATATAATAATACAGGTAACACTTCATTGTTATTTAAAAACACTATAGATGGTTGGCATGGTGTAACAGAGGTCACCAGTGATTTAAACAGACAGATATTTAATGTGGTGGTTTTAAAAAATGATTAGTAATGTTTGGAATAAAGATAGAACAAGATTAGATTGGACATTTCCAACTAAAGAAGTCGCAGGTATTAAATTTAAATATGATAAAGACAATAGACTTATCAATAAAAGAATGAATACCTTTTTTACAAAAGAACCAAAAACATTAGAGTGGATTAATAGTTTTAAAAAAGATGAAATATTAGTTGACATAGGTGCTAACATTGGTGTATATACTTTATATGCAGCTAAGAAAGGTATTACAGTACACGCATTTGAACCACACGCTGGCAATTTTGCAGAGTTGGTAACAAACATATATATCAATGAGTTTAATAATGTTAAGGCATATCCTTTTGCTGTAATGGATAAGAATAGTGTTGATGAACTTGCTATGTTATCTATTGTACCGGCACAATCACATAACGATTTTGGTATGGAAGATGAAAGAGTGAAACATTATGTAGCTGGTTTTAAATTAGATTATACAAAAGTTAAACCACATCATATTAAAATAGATGTTGATGGTTTGGAAGATAAAGTAATTGCAGGTATGGATACTTCACTTGAAAATGTAAAGACAATGCTTGTAGAAGTAACAACAACAGATACTTTAAAACCTTTACTTGATAGAGGATTTAAAATAGATGAAAGTATGACATACAAGCTAAGTGATACTGAAACAAATTATATATTAAGGAAATAATATGAAAAATGTAAAAGGTTGGCAATTGCCTGAATGGGATAACCATTACGAAAAAATGTTAAAAGAGTTTGATGGTAAGTGGGAATATCAAAAACCACAGAGAGATTATTCTTTAGGTTTTTGTAAAGAGTTTAATGTTGCACTAGACATTGGTGGTAATATTGGTTTCTGGTCACAAGACTTATGTAGAAAATTTAAAAATGTATGGGCATTTGAACCTCATCCAGAAAACATAGCTTGTTACAGAGAAAATATGAAAGAGTTTGATAACTGGCATTTAGAAGAAGTAGCATTATCAGACCATCAGGAAGAGAACGCCACATTATTTGCAAGTCCAGATGAAAGTGGTAATGTAAGTTTAAATTCTCACGGTGTAACACATGGCAACTCTAAAAGAATTATTGAAGATGATAAGTTAAATACAACTTACACAGATGTTAAAAGATTAGATGATTACCTTTCTGAATTTAAATGGAAAAAGATTGACTTTATTAAAGTTGATTGCCAAGAACATGAAAAAGAAATAATGAATGGTGGTCTAAAGTTATTAGAAGACCATAACGCAGTTGTAGTATTAGAACTGCCTTGTAGAAATCCAAAAGAACAAAGTTACCATGATGAAATTGTAAAAATCTTATCTCTTATAGGATATCAAAGACGAGGTAATAACAAAAAAGAAACTGTATTCACAAAGTGGAGTGACTAGATGTGTGCTATACACGGTATATTTAAAAAAGATGTAAGTTTGGTTATGAACATGGTGGCAAAATCACACCATAGAGGACCAGACGGCCGTGGAACTTGGCATGATGAATTTGTAACTCTAGGTCATAATCTATTATCTATTGTAGATGAACCTACAGAGTCATTACAACCTTGGAATCATAACAACCTAATCGTAGTATTTAATGGTGAAATCTATAACTATAAGGAATTAGGTGCAGAGTTTGAACTGACTACCAATACAGATACCGAAGTTATTGCAAGAGGTGTTGAAAAATATGGTGACGCCTTTTTAGATAAACTAGATGGTATGTTTGGTCTTGCAATCTATTTTAAAAAAGAAAAACAATTACTATTAGCTAGAGATTCAAACGGCACAAAACCTGTTTATTATGGTTTTGATAAACAATTTAATATATGTTTTTCTTCAGAAATCAAAGCACTATTAGAAATAGGTTTTGAAAGAAAGTTATGTAAACCAGCATTTTCACATTATCAAAAAGCAGGTTACAATTCAGGCTATCTAACACTATTTGAAGGCATACAGAAATTGGTGCCAGGTGAAGTTAGAACTTATGATGTTATTGAAAGCAATGTAATCAATCAAAGAAACTTAAATAATTACAAATACACATATCATCACACACACGAAATAAGAGATAGAGTAAATCAAGCTGTAGAACAAACCTTAATGGGTAGAAGAAACATTGGTTTATTTTTATCTGGTGGTATTGATAGCACATCCATACTTTATGAGATGAAAGAATTGGGGGTAAAACCAAATACCTTTACCTCTGAATTTGAATTAATTGACCCTAAAAGTAGATTAAACCAAGATAGTGATTTAGCAAAAGGCCTAGCAGAAAGATTTGAAGTATTTAATAATACAGTAAAACAATCTCAACAAGATTATG